TCCATCACGCTTGAGCACAGCTTCTCTGGTCTTGCGCCAAGCTCTTGATCCACCATTTTTCCAAGCTCTTGACATCAATGCCACCCATGCTTTCGCCAATGAGCCAAAGCTCCATTGCAAATCTTGCCTTGATACCTGTGATCGATGTATCTCAAGCTCCAATCAATCATGCGAAAGCCATCGAGGTTTCGATACTTTGTATTACGCATTTGACCAAGACCAAAGTGATTGCCATTTGGATTGATTGCCTCAACACGCCAATTGCTTTCTTTTGTGATCAATGTGTTGAAACATTGGAATTCTTTGTAATTAACAATCCTTGAGTGTGCATAAAGCTTCAATGAATCAATGCTTGGTTTTGCATCTTGTGTGGCCTGTGCCGGTGTTGCTATTGCAAGACATAGCCCGGCCAATAGCACCAAGCATCGCTTGCGAGCTATCCGCCACAGCGGCTCGCCCACGAGCATGGAGCGTATCGATAAAGTCAAATAGGATGCAACATTGAGCGTGCGCTTGGGCGTTTCCAACAGCCTGTGCACAAAGCCTGTGGATAACTTTTTCATTTGCTACCCCATCCGCTGCCTTTGAACACAGCTGGTGTTGCTGCCCAAATGCGTGTCATTGGAATCCCACAAGCCATGCAATTGCCAGCATCGACATCGCCATCAGCATCGATGGCACGATTGATGATTACCATGGTGCCGCATTGATCGCATTTGAACTCATAGCTTGGCATCTGAAAGCTCCTCAATCCTGTCATCATCGACGAGCTTGATTCCAAATGTGCCACATCCCATGCATTGAGCAAACCACTCGTGCTCTGTGAGTTCAGCACCTTTTTTTAGGCCGTGGCGTTGCTTTGCCTTGCCGTAAAGCTTTTTGCAGATTGAACAATCAAATTGCAGGATGTGCATAATTGCTCCTCATAAGTGTTTCGATGGGTTGGAGGTTGATTTGTGGCACGCTCCAATTGTTCTGTGATGCGTTTCGGTATCGTGGTTTTTTGCATACGGCAACGGGAATCCAGCCAACAATGTGCATTTTTGGTGAGTTGCCTGTAACCAATACGGCAATGTCACGATCATGTCGATCTGATTCCTGAATCCACAAATTTGAGTGTGAATTGGGAGACCATTTGACCTCAATGTGCTCACCGACATCAGCTCTTTCTTTATCCCATGTCATGCCGGGTGTGTAGTCGTATCCCAAAGCTTTTGCCACAACCCACTCAGACACCATAGATTCAGCGTTTTGCGCGACATACTCAAACCATGACAAATTGCGGATGATGCGTGAGCTGTGATCAGCATCCCGATCCTTGCAATGATCAATGGCAGCTATCATGCATTGGATTTCCTCCATGCGTGTAATCATCGGCAATCACCACAAAACCAAATGATGTTGTCTTGCTTGTCATAGCCTTTTTGGTAGCCAAAATGATCCAACCGCTTTAGCTGTGAGCACTTGTCGCATTGCTCAATTTTGTATTCCTCCACAATCTCACCATTGCACATCAGCTTGGCCATCATCTCTTGTGGATAGATTATTTCAACAAAGTCGCTCATACTTGTGGCTCCCATTTTCCGGTTGAGCGTAAGACATACCAAAGCGGTGTGCATTGGGTTGCCTTTGTGCGCTCTGTGCAAAAGTAGCCGCCCCATGATTTTGGTGCTCCATCATGTGATTGCTTCCAGATTCGGTGTCCGTGTGAGCATTGCGGTGCCTCTTGTACAAGCTCTCCACCCAATTGCTTCGCGATCTCATCCATCGATGATCCGAGTGATGGGATGCCGGATTGTTCAGCTTCATCGGCTGTTTTGTAGCTTGGCACATCGCCAAATTTGGTTGTCCAATAGTCATAATCCTGTGGCTTGGTCGCATCATTGACCTTGACTTGCTCCATGGTTTCTTTTGTGGCTTTCTCTGTGCCTCCCAAAACCAAGGCCATCACTCTCATCAAAGCTGAGGTGGTTGTATCCTCGCAAAACCAGCGTTTCATGTTCGGGTTGTAAGCCTCACGATAGCCGAAAGCGTAATCAATACCGGCCGGCTCTGTTTCCTCTTGATTGCGCCATGCTTTAGCTTGCACCAGCACATAGCCTTTTTCAGCATTGAATTCAACGATGTGAGCTTCCAATCTGCCTTCTGGAAATGTCTTGATCCAGCGATCTGTGCGCTCTTTGTTGCCTTCGTAGTTTTCTAGAAATCCGGCCATTAGTTGTTCACCTTGTCAATCTGTGAAATGTGGCGAGATACAGCTCGGCCGCGTGTATAGCCTTGTCGCTGGCCTTCCTTAAATCCAACCGAATAAGACATGACAGCCCATAAGGCTCCAGCAATCACCATTGCGATAACAATTGATGCTTCGTTCATTTTGTTGCTCCCGATTCTGGAAGCCGCGTATCAGCTCCCGAATAGAGAGTGACAGCATCAGCCGACAAATTCAACAATCACGCTTAAATCATGGCGTGTCGTTACCGGATAAACGCCTCTCAATGGCTTTTTCGTATTCTGATTTCTGCTTGTCTTTGAGGCCGTTGGATGCTAAAACCCCACCCAATGAACCGGTGAGAAAGATTGCCAATGTCTTGAGCAAATCAATGAAAGCTGCATCATTGGGAGCTTGTGCTCCGATTGGCTGTGTCACAAAGATCAATGCGTATGTGATGCCTAGCGTGACAATCAAAAACACAAATGACAAAACCGCGCCAATGAGAAACATCAAGCGTGCCTTGATTTCCTCTTGACTCAATCTGTCTTTATTTTTGGAAGCCATCGCCAATCAAATCCTTCGTACAGGTACCAGTCACCTTGCATTGAGGTTCCCGGCACTCATCCAATTCCCAATTCTCGTGCAGCTGGCATGGGTATCGCACCCATCCTTGATAACCACACCCGGCAAGGCTTAGCGAAAGGACAAAAGCTAAGCTTGCCGCGAGTGATTTCCGGATCATTTCCCCGTTGAGCCGAAAGCTGTATCAGCTGGGTTTAACCAGCGCAAAATGACCGGCACGATAGCTGCAACGCCACCCATTGCCATTGCCTTGAGATCGCCACCAGCCATGTAAACGGCCAAAGCTGCCGCGATGTATGAGCGACCCCATGAGGCCGCAATTGCTTTTGCTTGATCCATTATTTTTCTCCTTTTGGTCGATCTGGTAAATCACCAGAAAAAGGCTCATAAGCTGGTCGGCCGTAACCGACAACAAATGAGCGTGCTCCCAAAGGTCTTGATTTCACCATGACTTCGCCGCCATTGCGTTGATCACCAGCACCGGATGTGTTGCCTTCAATGGTCACAATCTGTTTTTCCGATGCACGGATCACCAAGCCAATGTGATTGATTGTGGTTTTGTCATCGATAACAAAATCAAAGAAAACAAAATCACCAATTTTTGGTGTCGTGTGCCATTGCTTAGCTTTCTTGAAAGCCTCGGCTCCAGCTCTTGTGCTGACCACATTTGGCACCTTCACCCCGGCTTGATCTGCACACCAATTGAGAAACGAGCCGCACCATGGGAGCTTGTCGGCTTTCATGTGCTTTCCGTACTTTGTCTCATTGTTTCCGGTTTCAGCTGTGCCGACTTCGGCGAGCGCAACCTGAATCAATCGAGGCAATGTGCCTTGTGGAAAATTACTCATGGCGCGACAGGCAAATCAATCTTTCGAGGATCGGCATTGCTTGCTGGTAAATCTCGCAAAGCTTGGCGATAGGTAGCCCATGCAGCTTGATCGACTTGTGCATCAATAACCTGTGTCCAATCTGTTGCCTTTAATTCTGTATCACGCCAATGACGCAAACGAATTAAAAACAATTCATTTGAAACTTCCGCATCGTTGTCTGCGCCAAAATGGGAAACAAACTTTGTCATTATGCCACCTCATAAGTTACATTGAAATCGATGCCGCGACCGGCACCAATTGCGGATGAATAATCACCTTTAAGAATTGTTGCACCTGCTGGATCGTTGATAAAAATAAATGCTTGAAATCCAACTGCTGCCGTTTCTTCTGCGTAACCCACGACATTTCCCGTTGAATAACGATTCACTGGTAAAGTTAAAACAATTCCACCCGAAGCTGTCCCGACCGTTACAATGTTTACTCTTCCATACCAGTGACACATCTTTCCCACTATTAGGTATCGACTTGTAGCGTTTGCGCTTGTAAATGATCCACTTCCAGCTGTAACTGTTGGCGTAAAATCCGTATAAGTTCCAGCGTATTTCAATCCTGTTGCAGTTGTTGAATCCGCCATAAGAATTGTGTTATTTGCCCCGACTGTAAGAGTCGCAGGCGTAGCAGATGAAAACGCCGTAATGAGTGCGCCTTTGGCTGTCAATTGCGTATTCTGAATTGCGTTTGCATCATCTGATGTGACCCAAACAAAATCCATGTCGGTGTTTGAATTCTTTGAAAGTACCTGTCCGGATGTGCCACCTTTTAGATCAGCCAACGATGTATCAACCGCCTGACCAAATACCTCAAAATCAGCCGGCAAATCCGTGACCAAATCTGTCGGTGTTGGCATTTGCCATCCAAAATTGCTTGTTGGATTTGCCATGTTTTCTCCTTACGCTACGACTAGTGCATCAGCCCATGTGAGGCTGCCGCTGATTGTGTTCCATGCTTCTGAAATTGCGACATCTTGCCATTGCATGGCTTGCAATGAAAATGCCAATGGGGAAAGAATAGCTGTGACCGATACTGTGTTATACGAGGCACGCCATGTCCAACCTTCAACAAAACCAAGGTAGGTGCCAGCTGCCATGTTTAACGGCAGATCATTGATGCGCAATGGCAATCCCATGAAAATGTTGATCAAGGCATCGCGATCGGCATCATCGATTTCCGGATTTGTCAGCTCAAATGTGATTTGGTTGAAATTGGCCTGTGGGTAAGATCGAAGCGTTAAATAGAAAGCCGCCTGATCCTCGGCATCGCTGGCATTTTCAATCGTGGTCGTGATTATCTGCGCTAATTTGCCGTATAACCCAATCGATGTCGCATCAGAATCCACAACCTCATTGGCTGAATTGTTGCCGTACCTCAAAACAATTTCGTTTCGGATGTCACCAGATCGAGTCTGGATCGATAAAGAGCTGGCAATTGCTTGAGCCGCTGATACATCGGTGTAGCCATTTGCGGCCAAATAAATTGATCGATGATCTGCCGAGGCATAGGAAATTTGGCCCAATGCGTTTTCGTAGATGTAGCCCAATCCCGATGTTGCTAAAGCTGAAACCAAAGCATAAACATTGGTGGTCGATGATGATCGGTTGGCCAGTTCGTAGCTACCTGGTGTGTCGATTTGACCCAATCCGGTGTTTTCTGCATCTTGCCATTGAGTCGTTGGATCGTAGGTGCTCCATTGTAAAGCTGCCGGCACTTCGTTCCATGAGTTCACCAAAAGATCGGTGAGAATCGACAGGATTTGATCGCCATCAAAATCCTTGGCCAAAACGCCTTGTGTCAATGCTTTTGGCAATCGAGACAATGCGCCCAAAGCCGTAATGCTCACCGATTGATTGATGCCCACAACGCCTGATGAAGCAATGCCAATGTCAAATTCCACGACAGTTCCACCAAAAATTGGCACAAATGTGGCTGTGGAATCTTGCAATTCAATTGTCACCGCATCATTGATTTCAATGTCAATGTTGGATTGATCGAGGTTGATCAGCTCTAAATTGACATAACCGGCTTGGGCTTGCTCATAAATGTTTGTGCGGCCAGATGTTATGCCAAGATTTGCCAAGGCATAATTGGTGTATGTCGTGCCACCAATAATTACGCGCCACACAGGATTGAACAAGGTCATAAATACACCAGATTAGATGCACCACCTGTGCCGCGATAGGTCGAGTTATTCAGCGTGTCCACAATTGTGCGTGCTGTGCCTTCTTTATCAAATGCTCCGGTGACAGTTAAATTGATGGTGGTGCCCATTGATTCAGCTTCGGCCAGACGGAATCGACCCGGATTGAAATTGCTTGAAACAGCTGTGTTGGCTGCCGCTGCCTTGGCTGCCGTTGCCGCCGATGCAGCCACATTGGAAATTGGTGTTGGCGTTGGCTTTGGCGTGACTGTCGGTGTTGGTGTTGGCGTTGTGGCTGGCTTGAAACCACTTGGCAATGATGCAGCTGGCACCGAAATGCCACCGGTTGAGCTTGATCCGGTTGATGTGCCGATCTTGCCAATGCTTGCAATGTCTGGCCCCGGCTTGATCAAATTAAGGCCTCGGATCACAAGATTGATGCCATCAATGGCTGTGTTGATGATTGTTTTCAGAGCACCCAAAACATTTGAAATTAGATTCAAAACTGTGCTGGCTACTGTGCCAGCAACATTGAAAGCGGCTCCAATGACATTGCCGATGATTGGTGCAGCTGCCTTCACGACATCAAAGAAAGCTTGAAATTCATCTTTGTTTTCAATTACTGTGTTTTTGATTTTCTCAAAAGCTGATCTCAAGCCTTCAAAAATTGGCTGCACAAAACCTTTGATGCCATCGGCCAAAGCGGTAAGTGTGCCGCCCATGCCGTCTTTTTTTGATCCAAAAGCATCTGCAACCTTTTGCACAATCGGGATAACCTTGTCTGAAAACAAAGTAGCCAATTCCAAAACGACAGGCAAAAGAGCTTGTCCAATTGTGGTTTTGGCGTTTTCCAATTGAGCTGTGAGAATTCTCGTGCGGTTCGCTAGGCCATCGCTTGTGCGCTCAAAATCGCCTTGTGCAGCTGATGTCTGCTGGTAAATCAAAGCTTGAGCGGCCAACACCTTTTGTTGTGGTGTCAAGGCATTTTTGGTTGTGCTGACAATGCCCAATTCCAAAGCTGCTTGGCGCAATGATGCATCATCCAACAAAACGCCGTATTGGCGCAATGGTTCAGCTTCGCCACGCAATGCCGATCCAATGGCGTTGATTGCTTGCTCTGGTGATGTGTTATTGAAAGAGGCCAGATCGGATGAAAGCTTCACAAAGTCAATTGAGAATTTGCTCAAATCCTTGCCGCTTAATCCGGCAGACTTTCCAAATGTGGCAAATGTGGCGGCTGCATCTAATGCCTGTTGCTTTGTCTGGCCTAAAGAGCTCGCGGCACCCGATGCAAATTTCTCAATGTCATCAGCTGTGTCACCAAATAAAACACCAACCTTTGAAATTGTCTCGGACAAATCCGATGCAGCCTTGACGGCATCCACACCGATTTTGATCGCCATTGCACCAGCTGCGGCAGCTACGGCAGCAAAAGCCAGCGCGGCTTTCTTGCTGAAATCACCAATTTTTCCGGCAAATCCATCGACATCTTTTGAGCCTACATTGAGGCTCTTTTTGAGTTCATCAACATCAGCAAGGATCGAGAGCTTGAGTGTTCTTGATTGACCGGCCATCACCACTCCTTTAAAATCTTAGTAAATGCATTTTCCCATTGATTGATGATGTATGGCTGCTCGGCACGCAATGTTGGATAGATAAACCATCCTGTTGATCCTCGGCCGTATCTGCCAGACCACACCGGGAATTGCTTGAATTTGTTTGATCCAAATTCGTAACCGCCCCAAAGCTGTTGAGTTGTACCGCCACCGCTGAATTTTTGAGATACAAAGCCGTAGCTGATCTCTCCGACTTTTGATGACTTACTCACACGCGATCCTTGGGCAATGCGGATTGCCGCTTTATTTGGGCGAGCACCAGCTGCGGCTGTGACTTTTGATTGCACATAAGTGGCCAAGCCATTTGAAACGCCTTTGGCCTCGGCAACAGCTTGCTCATCCATGGCTTTGA